CATCCATAGCCCGGCCTCTTTAGCGCTTATCTTGGTCACGCGCCCCAGCACGCTCTTGATCTCCTGCGCGTGGTCATAAAGCACTATTGGCTCCGGCACCGTGTCTAGCATGTAGTCGGTGTCAGCCTTGAATGTGTCGCCTTCCAGGTCGACGCCACCGTAAACGACCCCATAACCAGCGATGACAAAGTGGTCGTCCGTTATGGCCTTGACCTGCACCGCGTGCTTCGGCCCCTGTTTAGGGTCTGTCGTTGCGTACTCTCCTTCAGCCTCATCGCTGCCGGTATGCTCCTGCCAAGCCGCATGCGATTCACACGGCATGTAGACTGTCTCGCCGCCCTCGGTCAGCTCGTGATAACCAGCGCACCCGATGACTTCCGCACGCGCCACAGCCTCTTCTTCGGTGCTGTACTTGTCCACGCCCACGCGCGCCTTCTGCTCGTCCTCTGTGGCCTCGTTGAGTGCCGCCAGGTATGCTCCCGCCTGATCCGGCTCCGCGTAGCATTTCAGCAGCTCGTCCGGCTCTAGCTTCCAGACGCAGTATTGATCGTCATCGTCCTGGCGTATTTCGTATGGCATCATTTCCTCACTTTACGGCATTCAGCCTTTTGTCTAAGTCGCGTTGTATGTTAGCAATCAATTTCTGACTAGCATTCGTCACCTCATCGGCGGCTACAGCCCAGCGCCCTTTGTGCATCCACGCCTGCCGCTTCCCCTGCGCGTTGCCCGTGACGTATACGCTGTAATGCCTCCCTTTTTGCACCGCATCTGTTACCAGTGTGGCTCGTCTGGCATAGGTGCCTGTCCCTCGACCAGTGCGTTTCGCCTCTTTCACTTTTACGCTCCGCCCAAATATGTCCGTCCTTACGTACTTCTGCCTAGCCCGTTTCGGTGGATAGTGACTCACCTTTTTAGCGGCAGTATTCATCACCGCGTTCATGTTCTGGTTGACAATACCCGGCAATGCATCGCCCAGAACCTTGAAGCTCTGTTTCACCTGCTGGTCTTTTACGATTAGGCTGATTTGCATTTTTAGCCTTCCACCCTTGCTGGTACGATCATGGGCGCCCATTTCTGGGAATTATTCAAACAGTCGGGGCAATGTTCTGCTGGTGTCAATGTCCAAGTCGCTGACCAGCTGCCGTTATCTCGTTTAATGTCCCAATAGCATTTGCAGTTAGTGCCACACTGTGTACGGCCATCGCCCGGATATTGTGGCAGATGGGGAATACCCCGCGCTGTCACTTTCGCCTGCTCAAATGAATGGCTTCCAGCCTCCATGTATAACTTGGAACGCTCTGCAATCTGCCCCTGGCTCATGGCCGTCTCCACTGACCGGCCCCGCAATTTCATGTCAGTCTCAAAGCCCTCTAGATAACGGTATTGCTTTTGAATGAGCTGATCCAGGTTGCGCTGATCTGCCGCTGTGAAATTATTGCGACCACCGATGCCAGCCAGATATTCGGCCGTCTGCGTTTCGTTGATGGTTTTACGCATGTTCAGCGTCCACTCGAACCTACTAATCCGGCCGTCCGCAAGCTGCTGCGCGAACTTCGACACCTCATCCTTCTGCGCATTGATGAATGTGTTGCGCATTTCCACCAAGCGAGTGTTACTAATAAAGCGCCCGGTCTTATCTCTGTATCGCGCGGCCCCAGCATTGAAAACGTACCCCGTCGGCTCTTGTTTAATGCTGTTATTGTTGCTGCTCATCATCGTATCGCCAGCGATCAATAACCTCTGCGTCTAACATACCCTGCGCTTCTTTCGGCATAACGTCGTTCCATCGTTCAATAGCCGCGTCAACATCAACCTGTATTCCGTCAATGGGGGGCACGGGCGTAACCGGCTTGGCGTTACCTCTCGGCACCACCGGCGTCCGCTTGGCCTCCTGGTGCAGAAAAGCTGCCTTGATAGCCTCAATGGTGTCCGCGTCATTTAGGTCTACTTGAATCTCATGCACCATATGCGCCGGGATATGCTCGGCCACGAATGGGCGGCTCTTGCCGTTCTTGCTCAGGTTGCGCAGCGCGTACCGCTGCCACGTCGCCAGCTCGCTCTCCACCAGCGCCTCTTCGGGTTCCTCTTCCACCACCTGCTCGGCCTCTGGCTCTGGCCTGTTCTCGATGGGGTCATAGCCCAGCATCAGCATTGCATCATCCAGCGGCACACCGGCCTGCACCAACTGAAGCAGCGATGCGGCGCGGATGGTTTCGTCTTCCTGGAATACGTCAAGCTGTTCCGGTGTGAACTGGAGGGTGTAATCTGTTCCAGCCAAGAGCTGCGTGTTTATCGCGTTCTCATACATCGGTAGCCTTGGGCGGATGGTCATGTGCCAAAAGGAGTGAAGGTCTGTAACCGAGGTGGCATAATTCGCCGCGTCGCTCTCGAGAATGGACCGTGGCACACCCAACGATGCGCCGATGTCTAGCGCGACATGGGCGGCCAACTCCTTCATTCCCATGCTTTTCAGCTCTGGTGTGAGTGTCGTCACCTTCAGGTCGCCACGCAGGAAGAGCGCGCGCCAAGCATTGCCCACGCCTGACATTCTGCGCCGGAAGAAGTTCTGCGCCCGCTCCATTTCCACGGTGCCGGGATTGCCTGTAGTTGTAATCAGCGTCTGCGGTTGGGCGCCATTGGCGAAGAATTGGCTCGCGAACTCGTCCATGTTGAACCGCAGCTTCGATGCCTGTAGCGCCACCTGCGCCGGAGCAAGCCCCGCGCCTGTATCAGCGGTCATTGATGGTTCGCGGAGTGCCATAACCATATCGGGCCCCCACGGGCCATACGTCTGACTGCCCACCCGCTGGGTGAAGTGATCCTCGCCGCGCTTGTGCGACCAGGTGACAGTCGTTGGGTTCAACACCTGAACAGAAGTCATCAAGCGCCCCACGTACTGCTTCAACCCATAGGCCGCGCCGGTCAATAACAGCCCCAGCTCCAGCGCGTAAATGATGGACTGCAAATCTGGCTCTAGCGGCCAGTCTACTTCCTGGTCGCCCTTGAATACCACGAATGGAACGCTGCTTAGACTACTCGCCCGCAGGCTCACCGCCCGGTACAGCAACGGCACGGTTGCCCACGCGCTCACGGGGTCGTTGGCACTACCCGCGGCTGTCTCGTTGAAGCCTTGAGCCCAACCCGGAATGCCGACTATAGCCTTGAGCGCCCCTTCTTCCAATATTGTTTTAGTGCGTAATCCTGCCATTATATTTTCCTCACACCTGCATCAGAACCAGCGGGCCAGCGTCCTGTCGCGCACTCCAGGCCAGCGCCAGCGCCATTACTGTGTCGTCGTGCATTCCCTCCGGCGCGCTGTACCGCATTGCGCCACTCGTTAGTCTCTTGCTCTCATACGCCTGCAGCTCACCGATCAGCGTGGGGTCGCGTGGGATATGGATATCGCCCCGCTCGAACCCCAGGGCCAGCCCGTCAACGATCTGCTGCTTGCTCTGGTTGGTCGTGGTGAATGGCGTGACCGGCAGTCCGGCATTCTGCAACGCCTCGACAATCGGGCCACCCATAGCGTTAGTTTCAGCTATGATCTCCGCGCCAGGATAGCGCCCCCAGAGCGCGTGCAGGCGGCTCACCTGCGTCTGGTAGTCGGTACGTACCATTCTGTCCAATTCCACCACACAGCCGCTGTTGATCTCCACCACGCAGAATACCGTCGCGTCGTTGGTGCGGCCCCAGTCGCATCCTATAACATACTGACCGCTATCCGGCACGGTGTCGCCGTTCACCGCATCTAGAACACGCCGGAACACTCCGCCGCCATCCTCCAGGAACTGCGCCTCGTACTCTTGAGCGAATATGCGCTCTGGCATATCATGGCGGGCCGCCTCGATCTCATCTGCTGGGATGTGCGGGTTATCGCTGGTGGGAAAACTGAACGCCTTCCAGTCGCCGCCATCCTCCTGCCCGCGCTGGTGCAAGCGCCAGAACCAGTTACGGCCCGAAGGGGTTGAGATGAACAGCGCAGTGCCGCCCCTATCGCTCAGGCTGGGCCGGATGCTCTCTGACCACGCGCGTTCACTCATGAATGCGCACTCGTCCATCACGCAGTAGTCCAGCCCCTCCCCGCGCAGGCTGTCCGGCTCATCAGCTGATCGTACCTGCACCGTGCCACCGTTCGGCATAGTAACCAGCCGCTCGGTGTGGCGCACTTCTGCGCCCGGAATGGATGCGCCGATGCGCGATATGGGGCGCCAGCCCACTGCGCCCATCTTGTAGCTCGGTGCAACCCACCACGCGCGGCCACCATCGAACGCTGTCTCCATCGATTCGTATACGCCCAGACGCGTTTTTCCCCAGCGGCGGCCACCTGCCAGAACGCGAAAACGGGCCGGATGCCCGTGTACCTTCTGTTGGCCTACGTGCGGTTTAGCGTCCAGTCTAACTGTCATCGTTGTCGCCGTCCCAGTTCACCACTAGCTCGATAGCCGCGCCATCCCTGCCGCTGATCTCCTGGCGCATGTGGTCGCCGTAAAGCTCGCGACGGTGTGCCTTCAGCAGGAACTTGATGAGTCCGTCGCTGTACTCCTGCGCCCGTCTCCAAGCAGTCATCTCCAGAACGTCCACCGCGTCGGCCAGTGCGTGATCCCAGGCTTCAGCGAATGTCGGCAACTTGCCCCGCGCATGATACGCCGCCTGCCTGGTTATGCCTGCCGCCTGACATGATGCGCGCACATTTCCGCTCTTGCGGAGTGCCTCAATAAACGTCGGTTTCCAGCCATTCAGTCGCGCCATTTTATGTCAAATGTGTAAAGTGCCTCAAGCAGGATTAACCCCTGCGATAATATTGGAGCGGTCAGGTCGGAGTTGCACCGCCACGCCCGCGCTGGTCGCGCAGGTTCTACTATCAGATGACCGCGTATTCCCTCTTCTCCCCCTTGTACATCCCAGCGCCTCGTGCTGCGATTTCGGAAAACGGAATCTCTGGCACGGTCAAGCGCCCCCGATAAGATGGGTCAAGAAAATAGATGTACCGCAATTGATGACCCACCAGTCTTTCGGCTCCAAGTTGCGCCGCTACTTTCAGTGCTCCAGAACCGCCAAACCGCGCAGCCACCCGCTTGTTTACTGTCGGCTTCATACTCATCGTGTGACGCACACAGCCGCCCGGAAGTCTCCAGAGGTCTCTACTGGTTTTAATACTAGTGAGCACAAAACCGCTTGCTCTGTATATCGTGCCGTCGCCGCATTGCGTCGCGTCTGCATAAGACAACACCCACTTCACTTGCGGAGCATGACTCCGCAACAATCGCATCGCAACAGCCAGCGCCCGACTCTCACTGTTGCGCGGCAACGTGTCGGTGAAGGCCATACGGTTTAGTTCGATGAACTCGTGCCATCCTGTCCCGGCCACCAACCCCGATGCTTTCCGTTGGTCTAATGACGGGCCAAACTGAAGTGCTCCCTCCATCCTCCCGTGATAAAATACCCCCATGTGCATTTGACTGTTTACCGCCTTTCCCGAATAATGAAAGCGCCGTATAAATGCTCTGGCACGACTGGCCGATATGGGCCGCAACAGGATTTCTTTAGCCGCGCCCATTTGCCTCCACAAACGCATCGCAAACTCTCGCTAGAGCATTTCCGTTATTGTTTTTGTTTTCGCCGTTGAACGCGCCTGATGCCTTTGCTGCTTCCAGCGCATTCTTTACTATCGCCACCTGGTCGTCGTGGAGAACAAACTTCATCTGCTGAAATGGCGCGCGATCCTCTTCTGAGAGTGTAGAAAAGGCGTCGTCCCAGTCTGTGTCCTGTGGCCGAATCTCCAGCAGCTCCTCCAACTCTCCCGGCTTCCAGAACTCCTCAAGATCAACGATACCATTAGCCGACAGGTCAAGCAGCGCCTCTGTATCCCACTCCAGCCCCGTCTCGCCGGTGCGGTTATCTGCTATCGCCAGCCCGCGCCCTTCGCTGCTGTCAATGTCGAGGTCGGTGCGCTGAACCACTACCAGCTCGTTCCCGTCAGTCTGAACCACGCGAACAGGCAGGTCGATCTCGGCTGCTACGTCTACTGTTTTATTTCCGGCAATGAGGTTGCCCTCACGATCTGCCAGCACAGAACGCCCCGCGCCGTATTGCCGCAGGCTCTTCTCCAGCAGGCCGCGCCCGCGTTGCGTTCCCAGGTTGGCATTCTTGCTGTCCGGCTTCAGGTCAGCAATCTTGCCGATGCGTTTAGCGCCGTTTGTTCCGTTCGTGGATGTCACGAAATAGCGCATCCACGCGCGCGCCCAAATAGAATGCGTACACGATAACCACAGCGCACAACGCTGCCGTCACCGTGTCTATTGTCAGCATTTAAGCTGATCGTTTTCATGCGTCCATTGTCAGTCAGCCACTCTTGTGCAACCCACTCTCTATTCCCGTCGCCACGCTGTACGCAGCGCCTGCGCCCACTGCACTCTGAATGGCCTGCCACATATCGATCTGTCCTTGAAAATAGCCAGCGGCCACAGCCACTAGCGATGTCACCAAAACCCAGAATTTTCTGCTTCTCAATATCGCTTGAAATTTCATGGTGTGATCTCCTTAAATGAAAAGCGCGACAATCCGCTTGTACGGTTGCCGCGCTGGTCAGCCCAGGGGGGCTTTTAGTGTTTATTCTGTGGTGCTCTGCTCCTCAGCCGGGGGGCTTGCCGCTAGAAACGTGTCTATCGCAGACACCGCCAGCAGCAACGCGCGCCGGATGGCTCGCATAAGCACGTTGATATTCTTGTCCGTTGTACCAGATTTCTCTTTTGTTGTCAATGCCTAATCCATTATCGTGACCGTCACCACCAGCGAACCGTGGGGGCTGTGCTGGTCATATATTACCTCAGCCTCGCTCGGTGGGATATAGGGCTGCTCTCGCGTCAGTAGGTCTAGAAAGAACGTCTGTTCCTCGTCGTTGAGAACGTTTATGGCCCCACCGCGGTCAACGCACGTCCATATGCCAGAGCCGAAGCCGTCGATCTTGAACTTCGTGCCAAGCGCAAATCGCACCGGACAGGCCACGCCGATATTTTCCCAATAAGTCCAATGCTCTGAGATGCGGCCATCGGTCAAGTATGTGGTGCATTCTGTGCCAGTCCAATTGGCAGGAAAGCAATTAGTACCTCCCCAAGCAGGCCAGTAGTGCGACAGTCTCGCCCGTAATACCGGCTCCGCTGTCGGCGTAGGTGCTGCCGTGGGCGCTATCGTGGCTGTGGGCGCGACCACCGTAACCGCTTTCGGCGCTGGTAGTGTGTCCGTCGGCGCTGCTGCCACAATCACTGGCTGCGGCACGAATAGGTTTCCCACGTATATCACGAGGCCCGTAACTGCACCGCCCATAAAAGCCATCCCCAACACAATCGTCAAGTAGTCTCTTCGCATGGTTATTTGTCTCCCTTTCGTGCACAGTATGAATTGCGCCGCCAGCGCAGTTCGCGCTCGGCGGTGCGGATACCCTCTGTTAGTATTATGCGCTCTGCTGAGCGCATATCGCGCAGGTGATACACCTGTTCCCCGTGTTTATTGCGCTTGCGCGCTATCACTAACCCCTCGCCCGTGCTGTAGTGTAAAAACCCATCGCCAGGCCGAAAGCCGCGCCCTACCGCCTTGCTGTTATAGCGCCGTTTTGACACCCCCAGAACGTCCAGCCTATTCCATCCGCTGGCAACCCGCGCCCACGAATCGCCGCCCGCGATGTTCCCCACGAATATCAGCGAGAACGCGATCGTGTAAGTTGCGTTGGTGTCGTACTGGAACGGCTCGGCGTATATCGGTTTACTTGCCTTAATCATCGGTTAGCGCCAACCCCAGCGCCTGCTCAATCATCGTCAGCGCGTCTCCTCTGTGGATGTGCTCGGATGTGAATCGCAGCACTTTCCAGCCCTGCAATGCCGCCGTGTTGTACTTCTCGCAGTCAGCAATGAAACCAGCTCCTCGCGTGTGCCGTCCCCGCGTCCATACGCCGCCCTCGCATTCCACCGCCACCATCTTGTCCAACCATGCCATATCGAAACGCCAGCGGCGCGGCGGTGCGAACCTGTACTCCCGCTCCGGCTGCGGGATGCCCACAGCCTTGATCTGGAACGCCAGCGCCTCTTCTAGGTCTGATTTACTCATGTGAACATCGGCATCTCGGCCAGCGGTATGCGGATGCTGTCAGCGTTTGCGATCATGGCCCCGGAATATAAAAACCTTTAACGTCCCGCCCGCCTCCCCACAACGCCATCGCGTCTTCCACGGCAACCGAAGGTACAGGGCGGCATTTCTCACAGAGCTGCTTTTCGCGAGGTTGGTCTAAGAAATATCCATCTGGTATGTGGGTGTAGGTCGATTTACATTCAGGACACAACCCTCCCGGTTGTGTCCTGATCTCTTCTTGTATCAATTCGCGCCAGTCACACATTCCGTCTATGTCTTTCTTCGCCAGTATCACATACGGATCACCGCTACCATTCCACCTCCACGGTATTATCTCTCCCCCTAACTCGTATGATGCTGGATGTTCGTTGATATAAATGTCTGGAAACGCAAGTGTCGCAATGCGTTTATACCACTCGTGCTTGTCTCCGTGTTGCCTCTTTTGCTGTCGCCATCGTGCAGGAATAACAATCTTTGCAGGGGCGGGTAACTCATCAACCCAGAATCCGAAGGCGTTGGCGCTATCTCCAGGTATTTCCTCGAACACCACGATCAAACACCTAATGCCCACGGGAATCATAAGGCGATGGTACACCAGAGGCATCATCTCTATCTGCAACGGGAATTCAGGGTTCTTTTGGGGTTTATAGTTAGCCTTAACCTCATACAGAAAAGTCGCGGTTGTCTGCAAATGTATCGCCATCTGGTCTGCTTTTGCCCTGATGTACTGCGCCGTGGGTGTAAACCGAAACCCCAAAAGTTTTTTCAGTTGTGGCTCTTTTATTTGCTCGTGGTACGTGGTGGGAGGAAGAACTGCGAATCTATTCTCTTTTAAATAGTCCGATACCTGACCCTCTCTTTTGTCGTGGTTCCTGTCTAGGATACTCATTGTGTCGTCTCCTTTATTCGTTTGCGTGCCATCACCGCCGTGTCTGCGTCGATCTCATATGCGATATACCTTCGCCCCGCCTGCATCGCTGCCGCGCAGGTCGTGCCACCTCCGCAAAATGGGTCTAATATCGTGCCTCCTGGTATAGATAGATGCTCGATATAGTACGCCGCATCGACAACTCCCTGCCCCCATTCGTGGAATCGTTTATCAGGCTCGGAGTCGATTCTGTCTTTCACGTAACCATTCGGCATCCTCGCTCCCTTAGTAAACCACAACAGCGGCTTCCACCCTACGGTCACATTCTTTCCCGGCACTTGTGCGGAAGCGCCGCTGTGTATACATCCAATAATCCAGTGATATGTTAGGTGCGGCGTCATCAGTGGGAAAATGTCCGGCAGCGCATAGTGGCCTGCATATGTGATAAGGCTGCCGCCGGGTCGCAATACTCGCGCCGCCAGCGCCGCCATGTCACCATACAAAGGGACAGAAGTTTTGTCGTATGGTGGGTCGGTGAAAACCATATCTACCGATTCGTCTGCTAGGTCACACTCCCGAAAATCCCCGTGTATGACACCGAAGTCCTCCCGCACTTCGGCGTATGCCGTGGCAATCGCCTCTTCCCGCGCAGCCTCGCGCACCCTTTTTTTTGCCTCTTGTGTCGCTTCCCACAGTTTCACCTCTCCCGCCTTTACCTTCTCGGCCAGGTCGGGCGCTTCGGCATTTAGTTTTTTGGCCTCCTGCACGTAACCCGTACTAACGCCGAACATCGCCGCCGCCTGGTCACGTGCCCTGCCTTTTGCTTGTGTCAAATTTGACACAAGCAAAACCCCGCCTTGTCCGCCGCGCTGTCTCTCTTTTGCCTGAACCGCCTTCACCTTCTCCACTTCCAGCGCAACGAATGCGAGCTGGCCGGGATTCAAATGTCGCCGGTGCAGGTTCATGCTCACCACCATATTCACCGCGCTGCCGTTGCCGTCCCACTCGCGGAAACGCGGCTCAATTCCCGCATCAATGCAGGCGCGGTGACGGTTGCGCCCGTCCAAAATACTGCCTTCATAAACCAGGATAGGCTCGTGCAGGCCGTGATCTGTAATGTCATCACAGAGCGCCTGGTATTCTGCGCCCTGCATCAGTGGAAAAATATTAGCGGCAGGATGGTATTTCATCACACCCTCGCCCTGCACGCGGCAGCCGCGTCCAGTCTGTCGGCGCTCTCGAACTTCCGCGCCAGCCCTTCCCATTCGTCTGGCCCCACATCGCGCTCGGCGCGTTCCTGCTCCAGCCGTATTCGATCAACCCGGAGTTGGTCGAACTTTCCGCGCCACCTGGGGCGCTCCACGTCTAAGTC